CGTGATCAGAAGCTGGCGCTGCGAGGCGACCGCGCCGTCCAGTTGGATGGTCTGGTTTTTGCCGATGCACAAGCCAGAGGAGGGGACCATGCCGATGCCCACGCCGGTCCCCGGCACAAACTGGAAGTCCGCGCTCTGCGCCAACTGGGAAGAGGCGTTGGCGTAGAACACCTCATTGGGCGTCGAACCCGTGATCGAGCTGCCCACCCCCACCGAGACCGTCTGCCACTGCGGCCCCGTAGCCGTGGCTACGAGCGACTGCCCCGCAGCGCCAATGGCAAGGCGCTGGAGCGCGCCCGCCGAGCCGCGATAGTAGGTGTCGTAGGCCGCATCGCCGCCCAGGTTGAGGGTCACGGGCGCGCTGAAAGTCGCCCCGTTGGCGAAGCTCGGCGTGGACGCATAGGTGACCGCGCCCTTGACCAGCAGGGTATTGACCTGGAGGTCGGCGAGCACGCCCTTGACGCTCGCGGCGTTGCCTGCGCCATCGGCATAGACGGCGGCGCTATAGCCCATGGCCAGGGTGTAGGAAGTGCCGGTCCCCTGGCTGATGATTAAATTGAAGCCGCCGGTCGTCTTGTTTTGAATGAAGTAAATCTTTTGAGCCGTGTTGGGAGCGATGGTAACCGTGACATCGGCAGTCAGCGCGCCGGTAAAGACGATGACTTTGTTGCGTCCGTTAGAGGGCGTGCCCTGGTTGGTCAACAGCGTGTAGCCCGACTGACTGACGGCCACCGTGAACCAGCCGTCGGTGGACATGTCGATGAAGTCGTAGCTGTTGTTGGCGGTCACGCCCCAGACGCCCGCCTGCTCGCCGGTCGCGGGCTTCTCCAGGCCGAGGTTGGCGGTATAGGTGGACGGCATCAAAAACCTCCCTGGTGACGCGGCTGCTCGGTCTGCCACGCCCGCCGCGCGGGCGCAGGCGTGCTCTTCCAGGCGCGCACCACAGGCCGCGCCGTGCTCCACAGGCTATCCACGTCCACCGCGCCGATGGCGCAATAGAGCGGTCCCATGGAGACGATCACGTTGACGCCAACGAAGGCGTTGGGATCGGGAGCGGAATCGCGCGGGTTTCGCATCAGTAGATCCTGATCAACGCGGTGGTGGGGCCGACCGGCGGCATGACCACGTGGAACGGCCCCTGGTTACTGACCCGGTCGGTGTTGAAGTTGATCACGCACACCGCGCGCTGCTGTTTCGACTGGTTGTAGATCAGGGCGGCGCGCGCCACGATCACGCTGTTGTTCCAGACCGCGTCGTCGAAAGTGGCGTAAGCGTAGTTGGTGACCGGATCGAGCAGGACCTGGGGGCCGGTCAGGTTCTGGCCGCCCGGTGTATAGCCGATGCCGTTGACCTCGCCCACGGTGGTGTAGCCGGTGGTGGCCGGTCCCAGGTTGGCCGTGGCATCGTAGAGCGCGATGCGGAAGAGATCGTTGATCAGGTCGTGGATGGCGAGCATCACTTCCTTCTTGAAGCTGCCGCAGGCCTGGGAGGAGCTGATCATATCTTGGCCCTCTGATCGGGTTCCTGATATGTGTCCTTTTTAGTACGTCCCTTTGAATAAGCGATGTCCATGGCCAGATCCTTCTCGAAGGCGGCGTTGGAACGCATATAAAGGTTGTCCTCGGTCTTCATGTAGGTGCAGGCCTCGACCAGACTCCCGCTGATCAGGGCGTGCGCGAAGTTGTCGCCGAGCCATGTGGTGCCCGCCGTGACGATGGAGGGCGGCGTGTAGAAGTAGCCCATGTCGGCGCTGTAGTCGGCGTCGGCGGCGGGCGCGAAGGAGAGCGTGCTCTGGTTCAACTGCGAGTAGAAGCGCGGCAGGCCGCTCTCGCCCGCCGGGTAGCACTCGCGCAGGTACTCCGGGTCCTTGTTGAGCAGGATCGAGCGGCGCGGCGGGACCGGCGGCACCGAGGGGACCGTGATCACCTCGGTGACCGCCAGATAATCGGGGGCCAGGAAATCGCTGGGGGCCGCCACTTGATTGTCGCCCTTCAGGATCGAGCCGGTCGAGTCCTTGCGGAAACTGGGCAGGCGCACGCGCAGCAGGATGCGGCTCTCGGCGAGCTGGATGAAGACGTCGATGTTATCGACGAAGCTCGCCTCGAAGTCCTCGCTGTACTCTTGTATGGCTCCTCGAAGCCGCACGTAGTCCATCAGTAGACTCCGCTGAAGCCCTTGCCCTTCTGGGCCGCGCCGCAGCCGCGCACGGTGCCGCCCTTGGCCATCCTTTTGGGCTTCTTATTGGTGTTGGGGAAGCCGTGGCGCACTTTGGCCACGCCGCCCGCCGCCATCTTGACGTTCTCGCAGTCGGTCTTGCCCTTCTGCTCGACGCCCCCGCCCTTGGCCATCATCTTGTCGCCCATGTCGCACTTGCCGCCCTTGTTCATGCCGGGAGGCGGCGGGCCGGGAGGCGGCCCAGCGGGACCGGCGGCGGGCGGCGCGACCGGCGGCGGCGCGGCCTGCACGGGCGGCGGCGCATCCATGTCCTCGTCGGTCACCATCGGGACCGGCGGCGCTTTCTTCTTGGGCGGTGCCCCCTTGCCGAAGGGGGCATGTTTCTTGACCTTGCCGCCCTTGGCTTTCGCCTCGACCGGCGGCAGATCTTCCGCCGGTTTGCCCACGTCGCCCCACTCGCGATCCTTGCCCTTCTTGGCACGTGGGGTATCGCCCTCTTCATCCTCCACCGCCACGCTGCCGCCCTTGGCGAAACCCGGCGGCCTGCCCATACCCTGCATGGCCTGCATCATGGCGAGCTGCTGCGGATTGACACCGGGAGGCGGGCCACCCATGCCGGGAGCACCGCCCATCATCGGCCCCATCGCGCCGCCGACCGGAGGCGCGCCGAAGCTCGGCGCTCCACCCGATGGCACCATTGGTCCCACGCCGCCGCCCATCGGAGGACCACCCATTGGAGGGGGCCCACCCATCGGCGGTCCACCTACTGGAGGCGGCCCGCCCATCGGCGGTCCACCCATCCCTCCTCCCGGCGGCTGCATGGCGCGCATGGCCGCGAGCTGCTGCGCAAGCTGCGGATTCATCCCGCCACCGGGAGGCCCACCGGGAGGCCCACCGGGAGGCGCACCGAAGGATGACCCACCGGGAGGCGGTCCACCGGGCGGCATCATCGGCCCCATCGCGCCGCCGCCAGGAGGCGGCGCAGCCATGCCGCCAAGCGGCGGCCCCATCGGGGGTCGGGGCACGGCGCTGCCCGCCGCCACGCCGTTCATCTGCGGCGGCGGCCCCGGCGTGGTCGGGTTGAAGGCGCTGCTGGTAGGCGCGGCCAGGGTGCCCTGCGGCACGGCCCGCGCGCGGTCGTTCCAATTGTTGCGATTCACGTTTCCTCCTTGCGCGAGGCCGACGACGCCGCCGGTCGCTTGTTCCTCGGTATCCGCGTCGCGGGCACCGCCGATGTCGGTCTGGCTGTAAACCGGCCCGCTCACCGGCCTCTGGGTGTTGGCATCGAGCCAAGTCTGGCCGCCGTCGCGGCTGAAGAGGTTGTCGCCCGTGCGGCTGAGCCCGGTCTTGAGCATGCCGTTGCCGGGAAGCGCCGCGCCCATCGACGGGAGCGAGGCCGTGGAGTCGCTCGCGGCGGCGGAAGCACTCCCCGAGCCCGCTGGCCGCGACAGATTTTCCTCGCCGCCGCCCACGGTCTGCTGCGCATCGCTCGCCCCGCCGCCGGGATTCTTCCGGCCCCACTTGTTGCGCGCCCACATGCCGAGCGCCTCGCCCGCCATCCCGGCGATGCCGCCGAGCGGGTTCTTGGAGTTCTTGCCCAGGTTGTCCTGCGCGATCTTGCGCCAGTTGATCGGCGCGGGCGCGTTGGGCGAATTGGGCAGCGCGGTGTGCGTCGCCAGGACCGGCGCGACCGCCGTGACCGGCGGCGTGGCCGTGGGCATGTCGCGGAAGCTCGGTCCCGGCGCGCTCGCCATCTCGGGCGCGACCCGGCCCCAGCCGCGCGCACCGGGCGCGGGGCTCGTGACCGGCGCGGGCGCGGCGGGCACGGTGGGCACGGGCAGGGGCGCGGCGGTCTGCGCGGCCTGCACCGGCTGAGTCTCGCTCTCCAAGGGATCGTAGCCGTATTGCAGGCGGCGCGCGGCGGCCTGCGCGGAGGGCGAGAGCTGGTCGTAGACGCTGCCGCCGTCGGCGTAGCGGTCCTTGGGTTTGTCTTCCGCCCCGTCCTCTTCCGCCTTCTTGGGCACCGCGCGGATGGCCACGATCAGCACCGGGTGGTGCGGCCCCGCCCCCGCCGGGGACGGCGCAGAAGGCTCCGACAGATGGGAGTCGGAGGATTCACCGCCCCCGGCGAAGACTCGCTTTTTCGGGAAGGCGCGCCGGTGCGGCGCGACCGTGATGAAATTCTTCTTCATGACGTGATCACCTGTACGTCGCCGATGTAGGTCTGCATCACCACGCTATCCACGGGATACCAGTGGGGCAGAACACGCGACGGCCAGAAGTTCTCGGGGCGCGGATCGCGCAGCGCTTGGCCGTCGATGTGCAGCGCCTCGGGCAGGAAGTTCTGGGGGTGCTCCTTGTCCCAACATTCTGGACAAGCCTTGATGTGTGTGGCCCTGCCACGAATCGTGGTGGTGCGCAGCTCGCGCAGGAAATAAGTGAAAGAGCACACGTCACAGATCCCCTTGGCGTACGCCCCCCTGGCAAACTTGGTGACGGTGGCCATCTATTCCTCCATCACCACGCGCCGCCAGTCGTGCAGGAAGACCGGCGTGGTCTTGCCCGCGTACGCGCCGAGCACATTGAAGTCGAGATACTCCTCGGCCTCCTCGGCACTCATGCCCTGCGCCATCAGGACCTTCACGCATTCGCCGTAGTCGTAGCAGACCACCGTGACGCGGCCATGACTCTGCCAGCCCTCGACCACGCCGACCAGCGCGTCCTCGAAGCCGTCGGCCAGGAGCACGTCTTCATACTCCTCGTCGATGCGCGTTCGGATCTGTTCCTTGGTCATGGAATCACCGAGTAGTCCCACGGTCGCCACTTGACGCTGGCGCGGTCGCGGTCCTCGTCCCCGGCCAGCGTGTAGGCCTCCTCGTAGGCGGCCTTGAGCATGGGCACGCGCCCGAAGGCGTTGGGGTCGGGGCTCTTGAGCGCCATGTAATAGGCCACGCCCGCGATCATGGCCGGAAGGAAGCGGAAGGGCAGGTCGGGAGAGCCGGTGCCGCCCGCGCCCACGCTCGCCATGCGGCGCAGGCGCGAGTAGACGAGCTGGTACTGCGCGTAGTCGGCGTCGGGCACCTTCCACAAGAGGAAGCTCGGCGGGATGCGGCGCTTGATGTGAATCGCGGTCGGCCTGCCCTGCGCCTGCTTGTCGGGGATGGCCGTGTACTCGTCGATGGAGTAGCGTGCCAGCGGGAAATCGCGCGGCTCGTCGGTCGGCAGGTAGATGTTGCGCAGCGTGTACTCGATCAGGTCGATGGTATCGTCGGGCAGCGGGTACTCCCAGACGCCCTGCTGCAAGGCGACCGGGGTCTCTTCGATGGTCCACAGGTTGAGGCCCCGGTTGCCCCACTCGATGGAGAGTAGTTCGATAGAGCGGCGCGCACTGCGCAGCGCGTAGCCCGCGCGAAACTCGATGCCCGCTCTTTCTGCGGCTTCCTCGGCGATCTCGGCGGTGTCGAAAGTGGGGAAGCTCGGCGTCATCTAGTGGACCTCCTGCCGCTCCAAATAATCAGCTAGGTCGCGCAAAATTCGCGGATTGTCTCGCGCATAGCCCAAAGCCGAATTGCAGCCCACGCAAAGCCAGCCGCGAAACCTGCCGATGCGCTTCCCGGTCGAATGGTCGTGATCATAAAAAACCGGGCCGCTCTGACCGCACACTTCACACGCTTCCGGTTTAGGGCGGGTTGCCATCTCCAACCGCATGCGCTGATGACGATTGCGCTGGTAATTGCGGCTATATAAACGCCGAGGCTCGGTTTTCCGAAATTCACGTTGCCGTTGAAGCCGCGCTTCACGGTGTTTTTGATATTGAGCGTTATTGCCTATCCTGTGGCAAATCTTGCATTCTGGGCGAAGCCCGGTTTTGTCTCGCTTTTGCGGAGTGAAATCCGCGACTGCCTTGATCTCTCCACAGTGGCAGCAACGCTTCTGGCCGGAAGCGAGAAGCGCATCAATGATCTGCCGTTTTGCAGCAGGCACGTAGGGCATCAGCTTCCCGCCTTTCGCGCCTCGCTGAGCGCGATGGCCACGGCCTGACGGCGATTCTTCACGGGCGGGCCATGCTTAGATCCACTACGAAGCGCTCCGCGTTTATATTCGCTCATCACCGTATGCACCTTCTCCTGGCGGCGCTGCTTGTTCATGGTTCGCATTATACAGGCCCGCGCGCGCGGCGAGTGGCGGCACTTACCGGCCACTTACCCCCGTTGCGGTTAGTTCGCTTTTTTCACTTAGTTCAAGTTTTTTATTTCGTTCACTTGTTGCATTTGATTTAGTTAAGCAGCTTAGTTGGTTTGATTTTTTTGATTTAAATAATCCACAGATTTTCCTTGGTTTTCCACCGCACATAGCGACTTTATTTGGTTTGGTTTCAGCAGTTTAAATAACTTCCGTATGGATTGTTCCCCGGCTAAGATATTCACACTTGAATTTATTTCCAGCGGTGTTACAGTGGGGTTTCCCGTGACCCCCGAAAGAGCGGGAATCCGCCGGAAAGCGACTGGAATCCCCGGCGCGGCGCAGCATTCGGAAATCATGCGAGCGGTGCATGCAGCCCATGAGTGTAAGTACCCCTCTGTCTCCGGTTCCCCCCGCGTGGCGGCATCAGGCCGAGGCCATGGAGTTTATCCTGGAGCACTGGAGCGACGGCTACCCCGGCGTGCTGCTGGCCTTCTTCATGGGCCTGGGCAAGACCAAGGTGGCCATCGACCTGATCCACCGCCTGAATCTAGCGACCGTGCTCATCGCCTGCCCGCGCCCGGTGGTCGATGTCTGGCGCGTGCAGCTCGAAAAGCACGCCCGCTTCGACTATGTCCTCGCCCTGCTCGACGAGCGCGCCGGAAGCGTCAAGGACAAGGCGCGCAAGGCGCGCGACACCCTCGCTCTCGCCCGAGCGCGGCATGTGCCCGCGCTCGTCGTCGTCAACTACGACGCGATCTGGCTGGAGCCGTTCGCGAGCTGGGCGCTCGCCACCTTCTGGAGTCTGGTGATCTGTGACGAATTGCACCGGGCCAAATCGGCCAGCGGAAAAATGAGCCGCTACCTGGGCAGGCTCGGCAAGCGCGCCCTGCGCCGCCTCGGCCTGACCGGCACGCCCATCGCGCATTCCATCCTCGACGTGTGGGCGCAGTTCCGCTTCCTCGACCCACGCATCTTCGACGAGACCTACACCAGCTTCGTCCAGCGCTACGCCATCCTGGGCGGCTTCGAGCGGCGCGAGGTCACCGGCTGGCGCGACCTCGACGACTTCGAGCGGCGCATGGCCACGATCACCTTCCAGGCGGGCAAGGAGCTGCTCGACCTGCCGCCCGAGATGGACGAGCACCTCTACTGCGACCTCACGAGCGCTGGCGCGCGCCTCTACCGCCAGCTCGAAGACGAGTTCATGGCCTGGATCGGCGAAACCCCCGACGAGCTGCTCACGGTGGCCAACGCCATGGTGCTGCTCGTGCGCCTGCAACAGCTCACCGGGGGCACGCTCAAGGACGACCGGGAGCGCGAGCGCACCGTCGATACCGCGAAAGAGAGCCTGCTCGAAGAGTGGCTGGAGGACCTGCCGCCCGACGAGCCCGCCGTGGTCTATTGCCGCTTCACCGCCGACATCGAGGCCTGCGCCCGCGCCTGCGAGCGCGCCGGTCGGCCCTACAGCCGGATGAGCGGGCACGCCCGCGCCGGGGCGCGCGAATGGCTCGCCCAGCCCAATGGCATCCTGCTCGCCCAGATCCAGATGGCGAGCGAGGGCCAGGACTTCACGCGCGCCCGCTACAGCCTGTTCTACTCGCTCGGCTGGAGCCTCAAGGACTACTTGCAGGCGCGGGCGCGCGTCCACCGCCCCGGCCAGACCCTGCCCACCACCCACTATCACCTGATCGCGCGCGGCACGGTGGACGAGATCGTTTTGCGCGCGGTCCACAACCGCTGGCAGATGGCGGAAACCGTTCTCAAGGAAATGAAGGAGAAACATGTTCAGCGAACCCGACCCCTTTGAGCCCGTCCCCGACCCCGACCTGATCGTGGCCGAACCCCTCGACCTCTTCGCCGAGGCGCGCAGCAGCGGGATCGCGCCCGACGACCCGGCGCTCACCCGCTTCTGCGACTTCGCCCTGCTGGCCGCCGAGAAGAGCCGGTTGGAAGCCCGCGTCAAGCAGATCGACGAAACCATGAAGCGCATGCAGAGCGGCCTGCTCGGCTACTTCGAGGAGCACGGCGGCCCGCTCGAAAAACCCATCCACGTCAAGGGCATGACCGTCTTCCGCCGCAGCGGCATCTACCCCGCGCTCAAACCGGGATACACCCACTGGGACGCACTCGCCGCGCTGCGCGCGGGCGGCCTGGGCCACTTCATCTTCGAGACCTACAACAAGAGCAGCCTGGGCGACCACGTGCGCGGCCTGCGCGACCTCCAGCAACTGCCCCCGCCCAGCATGGGCGCGCTGTTGCCGCCCGCCGTCGCGCGCATCTTCCACGTCGAACCCATCGCCTCGGTGCAGGCGCGCCGCAGCAAAGTCAAAAAAGGAGACCAACATGTCCGATAACCTGCCCAGCGTGGCGCGCACGCCCGCGCTGGTGACGCTCGCCGAACGCTTCCCGATTCTCGACAGTTCCAGCAACCGGGAACTGGAGCAGACCTACAACGACAACATCGGCCCCCACGGCCTGACCGACCAGGAGCTGGAGAAGATCAAGGTGCCTTCCGGCGGCTCGACCGTGTGGAAGGTGAGCACACCCGACGGCGACGAGCATCCCAAGGAGCTGACCGGCATCATCATGGCGCACCGCACCATCCGCCTCTACTACCGCACCCCCTACGACCAGCGCGGCAAAAAGGCGGGGCCGCCCGACTGCCGCTCGCTCGACGGCTTCTGGGGCGAGGGCGACCCCGGCGGCGAGTGCCACAAGTGCCCGTTCGCCCAGTACGGCACCGACCCCAAGGGCAAGCGCGGGCAGGCCTGCAAGGAGATGCGCCAGCTCGCCTTCCTGCGCGAGGGCCACAACCTGCCCAACATCGTCCCGGTGCCGCCCACCTCGCTCAAGAACATGCGCCAGTACCTGAACCGGCTCTACGACTACAACATCAACCACGCGGGCGTGGTCACCACCCTGCGCCTGGAGTGCGTGCAGAACCCCGACGGCATCGACTACTCGCGCATCGTGCCCACGGCGAGCACGCGCCTGTCGCCCGAGGAGCGCGCCGTCCTGCGCCCTTTCAAGGAAAAGATGGAGAGCCTGCTCAAGCCGCTCGAAGTCGAGGGCACCGAGTACATCGAGATCGAAGCCGAGGGCAACCCGCCCGAGCAATACGAAGGCGGGCCGCGCGAGGGGTAGGTGAGCCTGTTCACGCGCGAACAGTACGAGCGCTTCTGGACGCACGAGATCCCGCGCCTGCACCACACGGGCCGGGACGAGATGCGCGGCCCCTGCGACGTGCATGGCGGCGACAGCCCCGACACCCTGCTGGTGCATCTCGACACCGGCTTCGCCCACTGCTTCAAGTGCCACGACGACGGCGAGGCCTGGACCATGATCGACTACGCGCGGGCGCGCTACGGCATGAGCGCCGACGCCGCCCACCAGTACGTCTACGACATCACCGGGGTGACGCCGCCCGGTAACGGCGACCGGCCCTGGACCTACCCGTTCGCCAAACCCGGCTTCCTCACGCGCGACTGGGAGGCCGACCACCTGATCGAGAGCATCGAGCGTTTCGAGAAGCTGGACGACGCCCAGGCTTATGCGCTCTACGAGTACCCGGAGATCAAGAGCTGCAAGCTGCGCACGCGCGACCAGGAAGGCAGGAAGCACCTGCACTGGCTGGCGCTCACCGACCAGGGCGGCTGGAGCACGCCGCGCAAACTGGAGCGCTCGTTCCTACCCTACCGCGCGAGCACGCTCAAGGGCGCAAAAAAGATCTGGCTCTTCAACGGCGAAAAGGCAACCGACCGCGCCTGCGCCGCGTGGGGCGTCACCGGCACCTGCCTCCCTAACGGCGAGGACAAATGGCGCAACGAGGATCTGGTCTGGTTCGCAAGCGCCGAGAAGATCTTCCTGGTCACCGACAACGATCCGACCGGCGAGGAGCATGGCCGTTATGTGGGGGGCCGCCTCGCGGCGGCGGGCCTCACCACCCACGTGGTCGCGTTTCCCGGCCTGCCGCCGAAAGGCGACGCCTGGGACTACATCGAGCAGGGCGGCACCTACGAGGCAGCGCTAGCCATCGCGCTCGACTCTCCCCTCGCCGACCCCGGCTACAAGAAACCGCGCAAGGCCGGAACCCCCGAGCCACCCCCGCCGGATGAAGCCACGGCGGCGCTGGCGCGCGAGGGACCGGATCTGATCACGGGCTACGGTTTCACCGACATGGACAACGCGCACCGCATGCTGGCGGTGGCCGCTGGCGATCTGGCCCACAACACGCGCCTCGAAGAGCCCTGGCTGATCTATAACGGCACGGTCTGGAAAAACCAGGGCGAACATATGGTGGAAGCCTACGCCGAGCGCACCATGCGCCTGCTCGCCGCGCAGGCCAAGCAGCAGGGCAAGGACAAGATCTGGAAGTGGGCGCAGCGCAATCTGAACGCGGGCGGCACGCGCGCCATGATCCGCCTCGCACGCCGCCCCGCCAACGTCGAAATCGACGACTACGACCGCCAGCCGTGGCTGATCAACTGTCCCTCGGGCGTCTATGACGCCGCGCGCGGCGAGTGGCGCGGGCACCGCCGCGAAGACCGCCTGACGCGCGTCTTCCCCTATGACTACAACCCCAAGCTCGGGTTGCCGAACGTGTTCCTGCGCTCGCTGTTTGAGTGGCTGGGCGGCAACGCCGACATGAACGACGGCGAGCTGGAGCGCATCGACCGGCTGATCGCCTACGTGCGGCGCTGGCTCGCGTGCAGCGCGACCGACGACACCAAGGAAAAGGGGTTCGGCGTCGTCCATGGCGAAAAGGGCAACAACGGCAAAACCACCATGATCGCCACCGCGCAGAGCGTGCTCGGCGAGTATGCGGTGACCATCCATGCGAGCGACCTGACGCGCAACGCCTGGAAGAACCAGAACAACGTGCAGGCCAACATCGCGCGCACCCGTGGCGCGCGCGCCATCTTCGCGGGCGAGCCGCCCGCCGGGGAGAAATTCGATCAGTCGGTCATTAAGATGCTCACCCAAAGCGAGGTGCCGGTAAGCGCGGCCCTCAAGGGCAAGCAGCCGTTCCAGTTCCTGCCTACCGCCAAGATCTGGCTGGAGACCAACAAGATCCCGACCTTCGACACCGAGGACGCGGCCTTCCTTAAACGCATGCATCTGTTCCACTTCCCGCGCGAATTCCAGATCGAGAAGTCGAACGCGGAGCGCTTGCGCGAACGCCTGAGACTGGAGGAACCCGCGATCTTCACCTGGATCGTGGACGGCATCCAGGAGTACCGCGAGATCGGTCTGGCGCGGCCCGAGGAGGCGGCGGAAGCACTCCAGGAAATCCGCGACGAGCAGGCGCGCGACGACGGCGAGGAGCCGTTCCTCGAACACTGCTTCGATTTCGGCCCGCGCCTGTGGTGCCGGGTGAGCGTGATCGCCGAGCTGCGCCTCAAATTCGGCCAGCAGTTCGGCCTCAAGCCGATTCCCGCCAACTATCTTTCGCGCAAGCTGACCGAACGCAGCGAGATCACGCGCGGCAACGACTACGCGCGCAATAAGAAGGAGCCCGCGTGGCTCAAGGGGCTGGCTCCCAAGGCGGGCATGATGACGCCGATCGTGGGCGCGGTGCTCTGGGGCTATGACGCGACCGAGGGAGCCAGGGCGGCGGGCGCGGCGGACGACGACGCCGCGCGCGAGCGCCGCGAGCAAGAGGACGACTACTGGCGCAAATGGCCGAGGAACTGAAAGGAGAAGAAGCATGAACACGACCGTCGATTTCGCCACCCTGCGCATCCGCATCGCCGAGGCGCATGAACTGCTCGCCGTGATGGAGAAGCTGCTCGACGAGGTCCAGGAGTTTTTGAACGCGCCGAGCAGGCGCTGCGCGGAGTGCGCGGGCACCAACCTGGAGTGGATTCAGGACGACTTTTCAACCGGCGTGGTCGCGCCCGACGGCGGCAAAGAGACGCGCTACGAGCAGGGCTGGCGCTGCCTGGACTGCGGCCACCTGGAGGCGGTATGAGCGACGGCCCCCTCAACCCCGAAGAGCCGGTCCTGATGGTGCGCGACTGCGACTGCGGCCAGGACCATTGCGGCCTCATCCTGTTCGCCATCCGGCATCCCCAAATCAAGCGCGTGGAGGGCACGGGCGAGCTGATCCCGGCGGCCTACTTCCCCATCCGCAACCTGCCGTCCCTGATCGACTACCTGGAAGGCTACGTGCCCAAGCCGCGCGGCGCGCGGAGCGCCTGCCGCAAGCGCCAAGGAGAAAACCATGAGTGACCCCAACCACCCGGTGCGGCGCACTGCCGCCTACCTC